TCCTATTGGTACGCAAGATGCTCCTATAGATATTGCCACTCTTACATTAGATACACCAATATGGATTAGTCCTCCAGCTAAAGTCAAACATCTTGGTGTTATTACTAGTATTGTTACTGGGCTTTATCAAAACAGTAACACCGACTTTGGTGGGTACATTGACGGCCTTGGTGCTGATTTAGGTGGAGATACTGTTACTGTAAATAGCGGCCTTACTAAAGACACCGCAACTATTAGCAACTATCATATACAAGTGTACAATAGTCAAGCATTATTAATGGGTAAAAACGAAAATTCAGTGCCAAGAGAACCTACATTAGACATCCCATTAAGGCAAGGCGCTATCTTAATATGGGACGAATTGTTTAGTCAACATCCGGGTTTGTACAAAGCAGGGTCAAGTAGAATATTTTTAAATCAACCTGACGGGTCAACTGTTATTGGGACTATTGCTATAAGCGCAATTGATCCGGCAATCTTACAAATCAATTGGGACTCAGACACTTATCCTAAAGATGATTTATTAATCGAAAATATTTTCAGTGGTTATCAAAGTGTTAGGACCGGAAGTCCGGGAACCTTTGATGCTATTATTGACCCAACTACTAAAGGTCCAAGAGGTTCTGGGTTAGTTGATCCAACCACCGGCGCATTAGAGTTAGGTGCCGGTACTAGATATATGCTAGTAGAAGACATTGGAGAAACTGTTAATGTTGATGGTCCAGATGCTTGGAAAAACAATGATGGTACAGATTTTGTAGCATATGCTAATGATATTATAGAGTGGGACGGAGCCGCTTGGAATATTATGTTTAATGCTCAAGAAACAGGCCAGCATCTTCTTCAAACAAATATATATACTGGCATACAGTACGTGTGGAATAATGTACAGTGGGCAAAGTCATTTGAAGGTGATTACAGAGTTGGCCAATGGAGAATAGAACTTTAAAAGATCGTATTGTTTGTAGCGGAGCATTGTTCTACGCTAAATCAACACGACGAGTTCTATTATTACAAAAAGCTCAAGGCAAACATGCTGGAACATGGGGATTAGTAGGCGGTACTAATCTAATAGACGAAAATCCATGGCAAGGCCTTCAACGTGAAATCAAAGAAGAAATTGGCACTCTGCCTAAAATTCTAAAAACAATTCCTTTAGAAACATTTGTATCAAACGACAAAGTGTTTAATTTTCACACATACTTGTGTGTAATAGAAAATGAATTTATTCCTATTTTAAGCGACGAACATATTGCGTGGGGGTGGTCTACAATTGATCATCCACCAAAACCTATACATCAAGGGTTGCGCAATAGTTTCAACAGTAAGACAATCCGTAATAAATTACAAACTGTCTTTGACCTAGTTGATATAATAACGCATTAAGCCTGCGCTTCACCCCAACGAATAACAATGTTAGTAGGAATACTACCAGCACCTGACGCACGGTAAACGTTAATGGCTAACACGTCTGGACCGTTTGGATAAGTTCCTCTACCACCTAATGTTGTGTTAGTCAATTCTTTCAACTCGCCCAATTCTAATGTTTGCGCACTTCCCGGTGCCGCAATAAACGAAAATACAGTTTCACCTGGTTGTGCGTAAGGCGGTAAACCAAATTGGAATGTAATCGTTGCGGCCGTCGGTATGGCAGCAATCGAACTTTGTGTAAAGTTAACACGATAATACGCAGTACCACCAAACGTACTTAATACGCCAATGCTTGCTACTTTAGTTCCTGACGGAAACTTAGTAGGGTCAACAACTTCAGTACCTGTAGTTGCTCCATAAGTTGAAGATAGTGCCGCCCATGATGCTTGTGTAAAGTATAAGAACGAAGTGTTAGTACCAATAACAGCAGGAGTAAATGCTACCGTTGCTGCCGCAGAGATTGCACTTACAGCTGACCTACTTAATAAAATTGTGTAATAATTAATATTAGTAAACGTTACGGATGTAGCCGGCGAAATCGTTGCTAACAAGCTAGTATTAAACGTAATTGTATAATAGTTAGTTCCGGCAAATGTTCGCAATGTGCTAATTGTTTGTATCTGCGTTCCAACAGTAAATTTACCAGTATCATTTACAGTGTTGGTAACAACTGCTGAACCAATCGGTAATGCAGCCCATGACGCCTGTGTAAAGTTTAGTGAGAGAGCACCGGTTGACGCTCCACCAGTTAATGAGAATGTCACTGTTGCTAATGCGTTATTGTTTACAACACTACCGTTTGAACTAGAATTAAAGTTAAGTGGGGTAGATATTACGAACCTTACAAAACTTGTCGAACATTCAGTAACTGTCCATGAGCCCGCAACCGCCGGGGTTGATGAGTGACCTGATACTGTAATACCATCTCCAATAATGTATGGAGCATACGTTTGTACAACGTTAAAATATATTGTAACCGTAGTACTATTAAATGCCTGGAGATAATACGTTTGTAAAGTTGTAGTAACAGGGTTATGTGTTCTATTCGAAACTGCGCTGGTTGTAATTGTATAATAACTTTGACCAGCTGCAAACGCAGGGCCAGCAACGTTAGATACTGTAGTACCAGCAGGGTAATCATTACTAAAAATACTAGTACCTACTGCGCCGTTTAACGCAACCCATGAAGCTTGAGTAAAGTATAAAATGTTTGATGCATTTCCAGTTTTAAAGAAAGGGCTTGGCGGTATAGTCGCAGTGCCAGTAATTAACCCTAAAGTAGTAGCAACTGGAGCAGGATTTGCTGTCACTGATGACACTGTAGTACCTGCCGGATACTTTGTCTCAGAGGCAGCAACACTAAAACCAGCTGATGCCCCTAGGGTGTCCCAACTTGCTTTGGTTGCGTACAGTATGCTTGACCCAATACCTTGAGCAAACAACGCATTGTTAGGAACGGTTGCAGTGCCTGTTAACGCCGCAGTAGTAGTAGCTGTTGATGTAGTTACAGTTGCGCCACCGGCCCATGATACCGAACCACCCGGTGCTACTTGAGCAAAAGATGGTTGGCCACCTGCAGAACTACCTGCTAGTCCTGCCCACGAAATTGCGCTTGGGTCAATTGGATAGTTTTGTGGGTTCAATACACCTTCAATAACTAGACCACCTGTACCCGTATCTGATGTCACAGCAATTGATTTTAACAATAATTGCGCACGGTTAATAAGTTCTCGTTCGCCTAGGTCTCCAATAATAGCATTAGATACACTTGGTGCCAGGCGAATTAAGAACGCAGTTTGTTTTGTAGTAGACGCTTGAATACCAGTAGATGCGTAGTTAAACAAATATCCACGATCTTCGTCAAAGCGTCCGTCTGTTAACATCGCAGAACCCCAGTGACTAATAATAGGACTAATTGTATTACTAATTAAAATTACGCCAGTGTTTACTTCATGGACCGTTGCTGACCCGGCCCTAAATGTACGTTGGGCACCTCCAACAAAGTTTACCATTGGAGCAGACCGTGTACATCCAGTTAGTGTATTATTAGTCTTTCCACTAAACGCAATTAATTCGTTATCAACGTATACAATGCCAGCTTCATCTGGAAATGCTGATGCGTCTTGTAACGGAATTGTTGTTTGAGTAGCAGTAATAGATTGACGTAGTTTTCCAATTGCGCCTTCATTAATAACTTCATAACGAACTGGCATGTTACCAGTTCTCATGTAAGCTTCGGTATTTGTGTTACTGTTACGTATACGATGAGCAAATACATAGTTACCGTCTGAACCCCTTAACATGAAATCAATAAATCCAGCACCATACCATGACCATTGCATACCGATCATCTGCATCTTAGTAATATCTAAATTATAACCACTTGGGCCAGTGCCATCTAAACGATCTAAGTTAAATTCACTTTGTTTAATAATTAAATCTTGAACCAAACATATTTTAGCGGCAGTTGCGTTGTTCGCGCCGCGATAGTCTGGGGTCACTGCTAGAAGTGTTTGACTAGATACTGATGACACTACGTGAGTCATCCCTTTAATAACAATCCTGTCACCGGCCTTAACTTGGTCACGGAACCGAGTGTTAACCCCAGTTAATGTATTTCCGTCTCGCGGAATACTTGCTACACCTGACAGTTGAAGAGTACTTGATCTACGACCTACTGCTAATTCTCTGCCGTCGTACTCCCAGTACATACCATTTTGGTCGTCAAATGTTCCAGCGCGGACTGATGCGCCATGCCAACTTAAAATTGACATTTGGGCCGCTGTAGTGATAGATCCGTAAACGTTTGCCAGAGTAGTATAAGCCTGAATTTTAAAAATACGTTCAGTTAACACGTCGACAATTGTATATTCGCCGTTATACCCTGCAGTATCAACTCCAATAATTCTCACTCGGCCACCAATTTGGCATCCGTGATCCACGTCATCAGTTGTTACTGTAATAAACGATCCAACGGCTGTTCCGTTTGCCTCAATTGATTGTAAGTTATAACTTGGCGCAAATAGTGCTCCAGTAGTATACATAATACCCTTACCAGATTGGTAACGAATATATTTCTTACTCATACGAATTGCTTGCACACCGTGTTGTGGTCCGCCGGTTCCTAATTGTACACCGCCGTCATAAGGTCTATGAATAAAATAACTGTCCGGACGAGCGTAAACAATTCCTTGTAAAGTAGTGCCAGTATCAATATTGCCTGTGGCTCTAGCAGTATAACGAACCGTGGTTAACGATGGTACTGATTCTACATAGAATGGGCCTTTGGCTAACGCATGATTAGTGCCGGCACTAGTAATATCAATTACCAGGCTCGCTCCTGGTACTAGTCCATGCGGATTTGTAAATGATATTTGTAAAACAGCAATGGCTGCGGTGCTAATTGATGTGCCGTCTGGAATTGAAGCAGAGGTAACGTCACTTAAGGCCGCTGCAGACCAAAACTCAATCGTTGATCCCGATACAGCAGTGCCGCTACTTGAAACTCCAAGAATGTCTCCGGTTAGTCCGGCACTAGTAACTGTAACAGTTAAATTGTTAGCAGGGTCAGTGCCTCCAAGAGTTGTTCCCGTAATTAAAATTGTATCGTTAACACTGTAAATACTACCAGCTAAATTAGGAACAACTATAGTATACAATCCGCCAGTGCGGGTAATGTCAAACGACGCTCCAGTACCTGTTGTTATGTTTACCCCACTCAATGGCGTGAATGTAGTATCATTAGTGCCAGGAGCACCGGCTGAATCAAATGTTAAAATGTTACCGCCGGCGCTGGTCGCAGAGGTAACGGTGATAGTCAAATCATTTACTACATCAACACCGCCTAGCACACTACCTAAAATTGTTAGTGTATCTCCAAACAAATAATCATTACCAGATGCTACAATTGTTACTACATAACTGCCTGCGCTTGTGGCCACATTAAAGGTTGCTCCGGCTCCAATGCCGTTTGTAGCATCTTGTGATAATCCAGAATATGAACGCTCGCCAATAACACTATTACCGGATAAGATAGTTGCGGTGGCAATTCGACCAACAATAATAACACCAGTGCCCACAATGGTGTCAATTGTAACAATACTACCTGGGCCGGTTGCTGTGCCGGTGACTCCAGTTATAGTATCAATAACAAGTCCAATTTCAGTTAGTACTGAAAACGTTAAATCGTTTACAGCATCAACACCGCCTAACGCACTTCCAAGGATTGTAATAGAATCACCTGGTTGGAAATCAGTACCACCGTTGTTAACAGTTACTGAGTATGTTGCTCCGGTCCGCACTACATCAAACGTTGCGCCGGCCCCTAACGCACTGTCTGTTGTACTAAATGGTACAGCAATATATGTTGCAGTTACTGTAGCAACATTAAAAGTTACATCATTTACTGTATCGCTACCGCCTAACAAAGATCCGTTAATTGTTATACCATCCCCTGCTACAAACAACGAACCAGGATTATTTAATAAAACCACATAGTCATTAGTTCCGTTTATAGTAATATCAAAACTTGCGGTAATCCCCAATCCAGTAGTAGTGCTAAATGGTACATTTGTGTATGAACTAACATCAATAACTGATGCTACTTTTAAAATTATATCATTAGTACCATCGGCACCGTCTAAGTTTGACCCTAGAATTTTAATTTTATTGTTAACGGTATAACTATTTCCGCCATTAACAATTTGTAAATTAGCATAAAGGCTGTCAACTCTATCAACACTAAAAGTTGCCCCAGTGCCGCTAGGTGTAATGTTAGTACCTGAAATATTTGTGTAAGTTTGTGTACTTCCTGACCGAGCAGTAGTTACTGGCTGCGTTAAATTAATATCTGACCCTGAAATGCTACTTACAAATACCGCAGTACCGGTCCCATTATCAATGGCCATACCTTCTAAAATTCCGGTTGGATCTATTACGTTTATCACCGTGTCGCCAATACCGACTGGAAGCCCCAAGTTAGCTGTAACTGCTAGGCCGCCTGCGCCGACAGTTCCTGATACTTGTGTGCCTGGGTTAATTCCAGTGCCAGTAAGAGGAGCACCTAATGCCGGCAATATTCCAGCAATTGCAATTTGGTCAGTATTTATAGCAGTAATAAATTTTGTAGCAAACGAACTAGCAATGCCGTTACTTACTACAGAGAACGACGGAGTGCCAATTGCAGCTCCGGTATAGAATGCGCCTTTACGTAACTGACTATACGATGTGGCCAATACTTGCCCGTTAAATGTTCCCACTTTAGCTGTAGCATAATAATTAAATGTAGTTGCAGTAGGGACTGCAACAATAATAAACGTACCTTCTGCGCGGCTGAAACCAGAAATTGTGTTTGCTAATGCTCGAATAGTAATTGGTCCACCTGCAACAAATCCGTGCGACCCTTGCGTTGTTACTGTTATCAGCGATTGGCCAACACCGCCGGTGCCAGCAGATGCGTCTGTTACTACAGTAAGTACAGCAGTGTCAGATCCGGGAATTTCGTACACTGACGGATATCCGCGAGCAACTCCAATTGCCTGCCACTTAGTAGGTTGTAGTCCGTATTCAAAGTCAGCGTCAAGCATGGACTGTGGTTGCGCAACACGTAAACGTTCGATGGCATCAGTACCAAAATCGTACGGTCTTGTTATTTGTGCTTCGCCCTCTACAAATATCTGTATATCGTCAGTTGGCAAACATGTACTAGTATCAGCAACTAACTGTAATGTTGTAATACTGTCTGTTACTTGTAAGAATGCTGGGTAATCAGTATCACTATCGTTACCGTTACTATTATGTGACGCTTCAAGACTTGCGGTTGCGCCCAGTAACGGATCACTAAAGTTATAAATGATTTGATTATTAGTTGCGTTAGTAATTAATAGCAATTTATCAAGTGTATATTGGCCTTGAAGTTTAATTGTAGTAACACCGTATG